TATCTTCTCTTAATAGACGTTTCTTCATAAAATCTAATAGACCTATAACTGAATAGAAGTCTTCTATCTCTTCTTTACTAACTTCTAGAATACATGTGTCATTTCCGGGTTTATAGATATCGAAGACACTATCAACTAATCCATATACGATTTCACTCACAGCTGTTGTATAAGTAGAATTCTCGACTGGAATCTCTTGAATAACTAATTTTCCATCTTTATATACATTATAGCCATTCTTATCTATCATGGGAGCGTATTTTTGACGTAATCCTTTGTCAACAGAAAATGCTAACATTCTCGGAACTAAATCAGCTTTCTTACCCGTACATAATTTTATATTGTCTGGTGTAGATGATTTAGTAGCAACAACTGCATTTGGATTAGAAGATAATGCTCGAACAAGATTTATAAGTAAGAATTTATGATGAACACCTTTGAATCCAAGACATATGTCTTCCCATGAAGAACTATGAGAAAATAATGTCCATTCTGTAGGTTCATTTTTCTCCATATCCCACTCATTCGATTCAAAGTCTATCTGAATGTTAACCTTATCTTTGCCAGATTTGTATTCGAATACTGACAGAAAAGTAGTATTGAAATTATTGCGGTCTTGTCCAAGATATGTTATGCCTTCTACTAATGTTTCACCTTCAAGGCTTTGTAACAATTCAGCAAGATCAGTATAATAATCTTTTGGAAATGCAATGTCTATATCACCGATTATGGGTTTATGCTTTATGAAATCTTGATCTGTGATTTCAGAGTTGAATAAGTGTTTTGAACTACCTGTAAAAACTAATGCTTCAGTTAAGTCTTCGAACTTCCAAATAAATACGCCGTAATTCTTAAAGAATTCAACATTTATATACGAAAAAAGACCCAACATACGTCGAGTCAATTCTGTTCTATTGAACATGGTCAGATCTACTTTTTCGGCATAACCTTTAATATCTCCTGTTTGTCTATCTATTATTCTTGAATTTCCACCCATTTCTATTTCATTTTTGATAAAATAACATAAAAATGATCAAAAGATAAATTATCTATCTCTTAATTTTTTCAATGCTGACGGAAAACTATCTAACGGTATAGATACAAATTCTTTTGAAATTTCTTGTTTGTCACTATCCAGAATAGTTAAGCTAAGTCCTTTTACACCACGTATATTTTCTTCTGAGTTTAAATCACTAGGAGATGTGGTAGCTCTGATATAGTACGTATCTTTATTGAAAGACCAATACGCAAATTCAGATGGAGAATCAATAGTTTGTCCTTTTATATCGAAAGGACCTTTGGCATCAGACAAATACTTTTTAATCAAATCGTCATACGTCTTAATAATCTGACTGTAATCCATACTATCATAGAAAGTATCTGATTTTCCGGTTCTTGTGTAATAGAATAATGACTCTAATACGATCGCATACATTTTCGATATATCGTATAGATATTTCATGATGGTAGCACGTAGAGACTTATCTAATGTAGCAAAGTTATTCTTCAAGAAATCATGTTCAGACAACTTAAGTTGATTCTGTTGATCTTCAGTTAAAGTAGTACTAAGTTCACTTATGTTATTCAACGATAATTCTAGTGGAAATAAATTGCCGAATTTGTATGGCAGTTTCTCTGCTCTCTTTATGAGATTGTAAATAGCTAGAGGACTTTTTGAATTAATAGCATTATTTAAGTCATGATAAAGATTAACGTAAGTGTCCATGTCATCTGGAATGGGAACTACTGAAAATTGACGATCTACATTATCTATATTGACAATAAACTTACCTTCACCCATGTCATTAACTGTATATTCTTCGAATTGATCACTCAATGGCATTTTATCTTCATTGAGGAACTCATTAAATTTCAGTAATTTCATATTAGATTTTTTCTTATATATCATTACAATGAAACATTATGCATTGAAATCTCTTCAGTATACTGCTTATAGAATTCTAGTCTTGCTTTACCATGCTTGAGTAGATAATTGTCACTCTGTTTATCAGATTTTGTTTGCCAAGATAAATCATCAACTATATCGACAATATTTACCTTTTCTTTTCCATCTAATAATCTCATTCCTCTACCGATAGACTGTTTAATGATTATTTCTGATCTGTATGATTCAATGAATACGATATTATGAATGTTCTTTATCGATATACCAGTGGAGAATGTAGTAAATGAAGCAATAAGAATTTTATTGTCTCCATTCTCCATATCTTTCTTGTAATATTCTCTGTGGTCTTTACTTACACCGCCATCTACATAATAACAAACTTTTTCAGTTTCTTCTCTTAATGCATCATAGATAGATCTGCCATAGTTATCTTTTATATTAGAGAACATGACTAACGTATTCTTAGAAGTTTTAGCTAATAAGTCTATGATAAATCTTGTACGTCCTTTATGTTGTACAACTATCTTCTTTTCTAATGCTAATAACTGACTACCGTCTAATTGAGCCTTCGATTTTCTTAACTCGTAAAGTTTTTCCCGTATTTCAGTGTTCTTATAGTTAAGTTTTATGATTTTTACTTTTACAGGAGTAGCATATCCCTCATCGAATAGGAATTTTGGTGAAATAGTATTGACCAAAGGACCTAAATATGCAGTTATCGTATAATAGTCAGCAGAATTATCTACACATAATGTACCAGTAAGACCAAATCTAACTCTGGAGTCTTTACATTTGTCCAATACATTTTTAACTGATACAGTTTTTCCTTGGTGAGCTTCATCAACACATACTACGTCAATTCCTTTGTAGTAATCGATGGTTTTTCTAGACAAAGATTGGAAGGTACCAACTATTATATCAGCGCTTGGATCATTATCTTTAGCTCCACCGTATACCATCCTAATTTGCATATCGATTTTGCCATTATTATACTCGTCAAAGTCATCATTTAATTGCATTACAAGCGTAACATTAGGTACAATAATGAGCATTTTATTTAGCTGACCGATACTTTTCAAATAACCGTAGACTAAGAAAGTGATAAGTGTCTTTCCAGATGATGTTGCAATTTCAGAAGAAGTGATTCTGTGCTTCATGATTGCAATAGCCGCATCTAATTGATAGTCTCTAGGCTGATATTTATTGCCTTCGAAATGTTTTGTTGACCAATCTTTGAAGCGTTGAGCATCAAATTCTGAATCAACTATTTTATCTAAACCGTATATTTCAACAGGATAACCAAACTGCTCACCGATAATGAATAGTTCATTCCACAACCCAATCTGAATATATCCATCCTTTATGAAAGAGATAGATCCATCCCACAACTTTTTCTTCACTAGCGGGTTATAGAAATGTCCTCTGATCTTTTTCTTTAAACTGTGATGCAATTGCTCAAGTTCTAAATCAGTAGCTTCTATTAATCTTAAAAATTTACAGTTTTCGGTTACATTAAATTTCATTCAATAAGAATCTTATTTTAATCCTGCTTTATAGTTTTCAATATCTATTCTGTGTTTAACTCCAAATATCATATTATCGATAGTCTTTATTGTCTCTCTGAAGTATTCAATATGATTGCTTACAGTATCTGTTTTATATTTCACTGCCGATATTGCATTATCTGCCATTTTCATACGTTCTTTGTCATTATAGCGTATATCTGCATTCTCTAAGTTATCGTATGCTTTTTTCCAAGCCTCTAACATAACTTTCTTAAGCTTAGTATGTATGCTCATAAGCTTGAACATATATTCTAATGCTATCTGTCGATCTGAATAAAGAATGACTTGCACTTCTGCCATATCTTCTATTTTTCTAAATCTTGCGGATGTGTCTTTTAGTTTTTCCATCCATTCTATTCTTTCATCTGCAAAGACATCAGCAAATGATTTTTCAGAAGAGCTCTGATTTTGATTTTCTTGAGGTAAGTTCGACATGTTGTATTATTGGTTCAGATTTAACTTTTAATTTAGGCTCAGAAAAACTCATTTCAAGTTCTGTATATTCTATTTCTAGAGAATCACAGTTAAATGCTACAACTGTAGCTATTTTATCTTCCATAATCATGTCAATATGATCAGGTTTATAGTCTTCCGTTATTCCTAAAATGTACTCTTTCATTATATCCAAATAATATCGTATCGTGAGCTTTCGTCATCCTTAGCATTACCACTAAAGTAATTGACTAGAGGTTTTATCTTGAGATTGTGACGTTTTATCATGATAAGTAAATCATTTAAGTCTTTTATTTTAGATGCGTATTCATAAAGTTCATTTTCTTCTATGAACTTTTTCCAGAGAAATACTGGATAGCCTTCATTCATCTTTTTCATAGCCCATTCTTTACCTGTCTTATCATTGTCGTAAAAATAACGTATTTCATCTATTTCGAATGGAAAATCGTTCTTAGCTGAACATACACCAACTGAATTTGGAAAAATGAAACTATCTAATGGACCTTCAAATACCGTGATATATCGACCTAAATCTATATTCATGATACCGAATGTGGTAGATATTGTATCTAACTTTTCGAGCAATTCTGGGTCACCATCACTTAATCCAACATATTCTCGAACTTTTGATGCTTTATAAGTTATATACGGTGCCTTCTTATTGAACGTCTTTATTTGAAATCCCAGAATTCTAGTACCGTCAGCAGTTAAGTTCATTACATAAAGTTGTCCTGTTTTAGGATCGAATGCAAATTTATGAAAATCTTTCTGCAAGCGTTGTTCTAAATATCTTTGTATTCTAGAACCTCTAATTTCTTGTAAGCGTAATGTTTTCACAAAATATTCACGAGAAACTGTCAAATTCATAGCTTCTTCTGAGAATAGATTATCTACACTTTGAAATATACGTATCTTTTTACCTGAGACTGAATTATTGCTCTCTTTATTTTTTCTTCTAAGATACATTAACTCATCAGCATTATAGTCGTTGAGTTCGCCGTAATCTTTCAGTAATTGAACTACTGATACATGTGCATCGCAACTACCGTTGAAGCAATGAAAGTTAGCAGAATCTAAGAATATATTCCCACGTTTCTTTGAAGGAGATTGTACAGAATCACCACAGTATGGACAAGCTATTGCTAGTCTGTCAGTATACATTTTTACACCGTGTTTAACGTTATCTGCAAATCGTCTATTTACTATATTGCGTAATGATTTTTCTATTTTTCGCCATAAAGATACATCATCGAAAGGTTGTTCGACATCCATAGGTGTAAAAGAAAAAACTAAATTCGTTTGCTCGATATTTTCCATAAAATAAGTGTATAGAGAAAAAAAGAGCATAAATTTCTTTATGCTCTTTTTTAGAATATTTCAGAATTAAAAATTAAAGTCCTGCGTATAAATCTTTTTCAAAATCTCCGCCTTCTTCCAATCCATCGAAGTTAATGTTATTGATATCGAAAGGTTTTTCGTCTACAGTAGAAGGAGTTAAATCGATGTCTACTGAAGGTCTTGAAGTTCTTGATGCAGAAGCAGATTCTCTAGCAATATTTTCTGATGTTCTCATTGAAGGAACAGTATTTTCAATAATGCTTTTAACTTTGCTGTGAGTGTCATCATCCCATTCTCTGTAATCGTACATTGAAAGGTCAGGTGAAGCAGTTTTTAAGTGTTCAAAGAATGCTCGCATTGATTCTTGCGTGCCTTCTATTTGTTTACTATTCATTATTGCTGGAAATGCATCACCAATGAATTTCGAAAGATCGTAGTTGTTAAACCCAGCATTCAATGTAACGTGAAGTGCCATTGGTCTACCTTTAATTAGGTCGAATGGATTGTATGGTTGGCCATACTCTGGTTGCAATTCTGATTGAATTATTGCATTTAATTTTTGACCAAATTTCAAAATCTTGATTTTACCGACCATTTCAGGACGTTGATCATCTTTTAAGATTTGAATTAATGCATAATAATTTTCTCTTCTCTTAAACTTATCTGAGAGTTTTTGTTCTGCTACAGATTGAGATTTCTTAAGCTTCCAGAAAGTATCTTGTAATACAGATTTCTGGTTGATAGTAGAAGGACAGTCGACAGAGAAACCGTCTCCAGTCAATGGATCTTCTAGCCAATAAGAGAATTTTTTGATCTTTGATTTTTTGGGGTCTTTCCAAAAAGGGATGAATCTGATTAAAGCTTTGTACGTGTTGTCTTTACCGTCTTTAGCGTTTGGTTTGTAAAGGTCAGATTCCTTTGATGTGGTTTTTTCGACGAAGTCTTGTGAGTCGAGATTGAAAATGTCTTGAAAGTTTTCCATAATGCCCATTTAATTAATTTGTTGTTTTACATTTATTCTAGAATGCCTAAAAAAATGTTCTGATTTGCTCGTTTAGTTGAAAATCATCTAACTTAATGACTTTCTTTTAGGTGAATAATTAATTGATTTGTTTATATATTAGTGTTATTTTAAAAAAAGTTCTCTATTTTATTCAAAACCCAAATTTTTTACTTAGAAGTATTCCTCTATGGTCATGTCTATCTTTAAGTGAAGTGAATACACTCCAACCATTCTTTTGCATACGTTCTATTCTTAACTTCCACGCCTTTATAATCGAGTCTAATGCATTATCTATATCGTCAGTAGTAAGTGTAGGTTTTGTTAAATCTGTGATTTTTTCGCCACAGCTAGTATATCCACCCGTTTGTATACCGTCTTTGTGGCCATTCATTATTTTACCTCTTGGTGTAAGCCATACTACCCATGGATTATTGGGTAGATTATATGGATCATATGTCCAAGGTATCTTCGAGTTTGTAGATTTAATTTCTTCACCTGTAAAAGCTATGAAATCCTGATTGATAGTAAATAAGAATGAACAATTATCTATTTGTCTTTTAGTAGACGTTAAGTTTATTCCCATATCAGTCAGAGCTTTAAACTTAGGTCTAGCTTCTATAATTGCTAGAATACTATTCTCTTTCTCAATTTCTAATTTCATGATCTAATTGTATAATTTGCATCAACGTTAAACCAAATCTTATCCCATGTAATATAGTCGTGATCGTTATCAATGAGATAAAGCGGTTCCATTTGTACCTGTTTTTTGTAATGAAAGCGTTGAATTTCTGTCTATTAGCATCCAATCGTATTCTATTAAGTCCATTTCATTTAGCCATGAAATAACAATATCTACATCATATTGTTTACATGAATATAGATCGAATTGAAATAAAGGTTCTTCAAGTTTATCCCACACATGTAGGGATGAATGTGATGTAGAAAGACAAACTATACCCGTTATGCCCTCATTTCCCAAATCGTTTACGTAGATAGACCACGGAGCCATTAAGATTTCCATGTCTACTAGTTCAACTAAAGATTTAAACCAGAGGTTTAACTTTAATGGATCGATAATTGGGTTTCTCATAGTTCCACGTACTAAAAGATGTTGATGAAATGGGACAAAAGCTTTCATTTAAATGCTAGTAAATTTTTCGTATGTACATTTCTGTATATAATATGAGTCGACAATGTCATCGACAGGTTTTTTAGTTCTATCAATCTCTCCTGAATGTAATCCTTTCCAAAAGAAAGTATGCGTAACATTATTATCTTCCGTTAAATTCATGAAAAATTCCATGATAAGCTCTTTATTCGCATTTCCTTTACCTGCCATTTTCTTTACATTTCCTGGCGAAAATACACAAAATTTATCTTTACCGTACTTTTTTACTATTGCGGTACGTACTGCATATCCGTATCCTACAATGTCTATGAATGAGTTTCCACTTGAACCGTATGAGAATCCTTCTATTCCTACTCCATCAGCTTCATCTGGTAAATGAGAAATTATCCATTCTGCATATTCCATAGCATCATTAGCTTTCCAAACTTCAGATTCTGAATATTCCATTTTAGCTGGTTGTACACTAGGGTAAAAATAAATTTCTACCCCTCTATCTTTCATAGTTGTATAGTGAGTAGCTATTTTCCCTTTGTCTTGACCACGTATAAAAGAGAGAAATCTGTATCCATCAGAAGTCTGTATACAAACACCAGGTGAATTTTTTGACATATCTATTCCGATGTATGTCATTTAGAGCCAATATGTTTTGCTATAGCTGATCCTAGTGCTGTACTCACAAGTCTAGATGTAAGCATATCGTATATGATACCTTTATCTACTCCTAGAGCTGAAGCTATAACTTTACCTATAGCTGGTCCTACTATAAATCCTGTTACTCCACCAAAGATTCTGCCTAATATTCCTTCATCCAATTCAGATATTTTCTTATCTCCAAACTCTTTTAGAACTTCTGACAGTTCTTGTTTTTCAGATTCGTTAAGAAATTGAAATTCATCTTCGTTGATAACGATATATTCATTGAGAGTTTTTTCTTCTCTCATTTCATTAAACGTTTTCATTTGCATTATATTTAATTTTTAGTATATATCTATAATGTCAAAACCCATATTTCTTGCTTAATGCAGCTCCTCTATATTCATGCATAGCCCATGATTTTCCTTTTTCTGTCCAATCATTTAACGTACATCTATTTGCTACTCCAGACAGATACCATTGAATCTCATCGGAATTTCTGATATAGTTAATCAGTGGTCTAAGTTTTTCTGTCATAAGATTTGTTTTATGCCCCATATTGACTGCGACAGTAATCAATTTATCATTCTTTATATCTATACGATATTGTCGAGTTATTAATTCATTTTCCATAACTTGTATCACAAGTGTAGAATGTACACCTTGCTGATCAGTTTCATACTGTATATTATACAAAGCACCGCCGCCCTCTTTGACATATCTATTAATTTCTTCATAATATTTACTCCCATACTCTTCGAAAGTTATCAAATAGAAATCATGTTCATAAATATCTTTCTGTACTTTATCTTTCCAATTTTCACTCATCAGTCTAAATCTACATTTATTTTAAATTGATTATACTTGAATGTCATTCCAAAGGTTTTAAATTCATATCCTACTGATGCATATGACATGTCTATTGAATCTATGTTAAGAATGAACGGTTGAACAAAATTGACACTTACTAATTGATATCCATCCCTGTCTAGAAAACGAAGATTCATATCGGGTGAATATTCAGGTGTCTTCTTTGTCATCTGCATATTCTCCATGAATTGTTCAAAAAGAATCCAGTAGTTTAAGTATCCGTCAGCTAATTTAAAGTTTACAGTAAATTCTTTCGATATTAATCGTTCAATATCGAAAGATTGTCTGTAATACTGTGGTACTTTATCCAATGTTTGTTCTACTGGTGTAGCACTAACTTGAGGAAAAGTTACAGATTGTATTGTATGACTTAAATATGTAGATATAGTATCGAAAGGTGTTGGCAATCTCTTTAGATAAAAGCTATATTTGTCTTCAAGCTTATCACTTATAAATCCTTTCGGTAAAGTAAATACGAATGCATTATTTTTTGCGTTAAGTATCATATTAAGTAGTTGTTATTGGTGATATAGCCATCATGCTTTGTGCGTTATCATCTGTCGTGAAACCTGGTATCACTGGATTTATGACTTGTGTATTAGAACTAGTTTGTACTGTAGCAACATTCATTTGATTTATCTGAGAAAGTATAGAATTGCTTGAAGTAGCTATATTTAGGTTTGTATCAATTGTCTGGGTTGTAGCAGTACTATTTATAGTAGCTAAATCTTTTAGAGTTATAGCTTGTGATCCAATAGATGTGATTCTACTTGCTTCATTAGTCATATTATCGTCAGTTTGTACAGTGCCAGAATAAAGCTTTATATTTTCTGATGTATTAGTAGTACTAAGAATATAGAATGATTTTGTAGAACCAGTTGTTAGACCAATTCTTGTTTTCACATTTGCATCTATTTTAAATACGACTTCTCCATGATATTTATCGTTTTCTGTAGTACTTGGCAATGCAGGAATTGTAAATAGCTTGCCGTATATATCTTCAAATGCTATACTTACGTCCAATTTAGAAAGATCGACATCATCTAATGAATTTGTTTTTGATACTAATTGGTGAATTGAAAATTTAAAGTATTGATCAAAGTTACCCAAATAGATTCTAGCATATCCTTGACCGAAGAATACATCATTCGCATTAAAGTTTGGACTAAGAGGATTTGCTCCTTCAGCTAACACATTCTTTGATCCAACAAATAGATTTTTACTGTCATAATATACAGGTACATAGATCGTATTAAATTGAGTGGTGCTAGAAGCAGCATATTCAATTTTTTGTCCGCTATACACTTTGTTATAGACTTTTAATGGAGATGTAACATTACTTAATGCAATTCTTTCCATATTCTTTCCATACTTCTTTGGATTATACGATGTAGTTGCAGCCTTTTTTATTATCTGGAATGCATTTTCAGTATTGTAAATACGTGCAGTATACTCAATAGAAAAAGAAGGTGATACATCGGCATATTTCAAAATTGGTCTGAATGTGTAAGGTGCATCAAAACCTGTACTTTGCATATTAGTAAATGAGAATGTATTAACAAATTCAAATCCTACTTGCTCTATAATGTCTATCTGATTTATGACTACATAATTTCCTCCTTGTGAATTTAAGTCAAAAATAAGTTCTTCTATGAATGATCCATTATTAGTCGGATAAAACTCAAAGTAATCACCGTCTGCAGCTTCTTTTACTATAGCAGATACTGAATTATAGATGTCATCCTGTCTAATTGTTACAGTATAAGCAGCATTAGTCTTAAAATATGTTATGCCATTTTTCTTACTAATAGAATCAATTTCTGTAGCTTTTACATAAATGTTACTGTTTATCAAGAATCCATTTCCATCTGATGAATATTGTCCTCCGATTGAATTTTTATTCGCAGGATTAGCATAATAGTCATCATTTGCTACTTTAACTGAGGGTATAAGAATATCGATGTAACGATCATATACACGATCAGTCATATAGAATGGTGTTGCATTAAACAGGATACGATCTGTACTTTTCAAAACAAAACTGCTAGTCAGATTAGCCATCTTACTAGTTTTAGCTTCTCTTACATATGATTGAAGTAGTAATCCTTCTACATTATCAAAATTATATCCGCTCTGTATATGGAATCTTACAGTATCATATACAACATTTAAAGATGATAGAATTGGTGTAAGATCAGTGAATGTCATTTTAGCATCCTGAGAAATATAGGGAACTGGAACATCTCTATCTAGAGACACCCAGTTTGCACCACTAAGATTTGTACCAGTGTTATCTAGTACATTTCCAGTGACGTTTTTAGATGCATGTCCATTTAGGAATGTTCGTTCTCCTGTATACTCATTAGTCAATCTTGACAATTTTACAGATGATGCTGCGTAAGTGCTTGTTGCATCACCGTAAATATATTCAAGAAGAATATATGGTGAAAGTTGTAAGAGCGTTGATGATCTCATTAAAACTGTATCTTTTTTGGTGTATAATTTATACCTATGCCGACATATATAACTGGCATCATTCTTGTTGAAAATGGATCATATCCTAAGCCTGCGCCGACTGAATAACCGAATCCCCAGTTTTTTCTTGCTTCCATTCTCATAGATGATGGCAAATCTTCTCCTCTAATTACTCCTCCTTTTATGTCAGTTATTATGATGCTTTTATTTGGAGATTCTACGATTAATTTCATAGCTCCTTTTTCTTCTTGAAATCTTGCAAATAATTCCATAGCAGATTCTCTTCTATATGTAACATCACCTGTTGTCAAAATTGGATGTATATCAGATTTGTTAGGAGAATCAATCTTCTTATTTATGATACTGTATGGTACGCTTGCATAAAACTTAACGTAATTATTCTTATTGTATACAGTAGAATCAGCCATTAAAATATTCCCGGTTGAATCAGACGTAGAAACGACTGTACTAGGTATCTTTTTATTTGTAAGTTCAACTATCTTAGCATCTAATACTGCTACAGTGCCTTTTAGCTTATAGTTTTCACCAGCAAGTTCTTGTATAGTGGCTTTGTCTTTTTTAATATCGAACACGTACCCATTGATCTTTGTTACTAAGTTGCCATTACTAGCAACGTATTTAGATATTGTATCATTTTGTGCCGTGAGATTTTGATTAAGACGTGTAATTTCTCGATCTTTATCTTTATTAGTCTGACATTGTCTAAGAAATAATAATGACATTATTACTGCGAATATTAAAAAATAAGTTTTCATAATTTATTTAATTTTTATAAGATTATGTAATTGTACATGCTATCTGATGTTATATTCAAAGAATTTATATATACTGCTACTATATTAGATCCTGATCCTAGGCCATATGCATTAGCTGATGTATCGCCATAGTTAATTGTGATAAATTCAGTAGATGTTGAAGAATCATCATATGTCACATTTACATGTGCTTCGATATTACTGTTAACGAAGAATGTACTATATACTTGTACACTATCTGGGCCTGTCTGGGCAACATTTATGTAGTTATCTACTATTGCGGCAGTTGTAGTAAAGGTTTGTTCTGCACCAAAGCTTGTGCCAGTTGTATTAGTAGCAAATGCTTTAATATAGTATGTAGTTTCTACTGTCAATCCTGATAACGTTACGAAGAATGATCCTAATCCTGAACCTCCGGGTACTACAGTATCTGACATAGTAGGATTACCAGTAGTATTAACTACGAATCCTTTAGCTGATACAGTAGAACCACCATCATCTGATACGTTACCATTTGCTATTGCGCTTTCTGCTAATACAGTCGTAGCAGCATAAGTAAATACAGTAGGAGGAGTATATGTAGGAGTAGCTAAAGTTAGAGTTCCTGTTTTTATGATCCATTTCATAGATGCAAATGGGCTCAAGTTATTGTGTGTCATGTCATTACCTACTGAAGTTGTAGTAATTGCACTACCTCCAGATATACCACCTTCTGGTCCAGATTGACTACCTGTACCATCTATCGTTTCCAATCTTATGCCATTTACTGTGTGTATATGAGCTGGTGTTTGTTCAATACGTAATCCTTGATTTATTACACCTCCTACATATCCAATCTTAGCTGTATGCATTATACATGTAGCATTATTAGCCGAACCCTGTATAATAGTACCAACTATACCATCTGCAAAACCTGCTTGTGAATCTAAAAGTTCTATAGCAGTAATAATACCTCCACTAACTGTAAGATGCGCCTTTGGATACGTTCCACCATATGATATGTTACCTACCGTGGCTGAACCTGTTGCATATCCTGTTCCTCCATTTACTAAAGTTAAACTTACAACTCTGGTTGGGTCTGCTACAGTAGGAGCTCCCATTGGTGGAATATATGGCAGTCTAAATGCATGTGAATAAAGTCCTGCTCCGAATCCATAAGGTGAGCTATCACCTCCTATTGCGTCAAATAAAGCCTGATTACCCGGTGCTCCATAACTTGGATGCTGGAAGAGTGTTGTGTTTTCACATTCATGCCATCCAGTAGGTATTACAGGACCAGGCCATGCAACTATTACACCAACCGGTGTTTTATCTGTTCCGGCTGCTAGTTCTGCATCGACTTCATCTTTAGTATAAGTTTCGGTCTTAGCATAAGTTTCGGTCTTAGCATACGTGTCTTTGAATCTAAGTTTTACTGCATTAGCAAAGTCAATGAGCCATTTTAATGATTCATTAGTTGCTATATTATGTTCATCTATTAGTGGCGCCAATAAAGTTGGATCAGTTACTAAGTCATCTAGAGATGCAATAAGATTTGCAGCATCTGTTGTAGTATCTGGAACTGTAGCTTTTGACACATCTACTTTATTGGGAGTATCGGGTAATGAATAAGTATTCAATAAATCTCCTCCGGATGTTACTAATACATTATTCTGATATTCTGTAAGATACACTAATTTATTAAGTTGGAAATCACCGTTAGATAGTACAGTTAATGCTGTATCAAACGTATTAGTTACTATACTTAATAAGTCTTTACCTCCTGTTAGTGCATAATTACCAACAATATTTAGCATAGCATCTGTAAAAGTATCTGTTGGTGTAGATGTATTAGTAATACCTCCTATTACAACAGAGCCTTGATACGTTTTAGCTTTTGTGTTATTTCCGCCGTAGAATCTTATGATATCGTTCCACCAAGTGTCTTCTTTAGTTCTATTTTGTATGCTAAATATAGAGCTTGTGTCATTTACTTCGGTATTCACTAATCTGAAACCAGATGCTTGAATAGGATTACCTCCATGCGAACCAAGCCATTCTATTGGTACACCATTTCCTAAACCGATACCTGATGTCTTATCGTTAAAGTTAAATGTATAATCTGCACCGATAACTAAATCCGGTAATTTATTTGCATTACTTTCTATAAGATTGGCAGAATTTAAAAGAATTTTCACAGAATCATTAGATACTGTGCCTTTTTTGAATAAAACACTGCCGTCTAATAACCAAGTATCACTTTTTGTAGATTGTGTGTTACCAGTTGTAGAATTTATATTGAGTCCGGTAACAGAATCTTTTACTGAATTCCAAAGTACAGAACCTGCATTGTTTGTTCCATCTGTGTCAAAATACCATGTTCCGTTAGCTGCTACATTTCTTCTTGCATTGAATCCAATATATGAATCAGCCCAACCATCTGTTAGAGAAGCTGGTATTTGTCCCATACTTACTCTACCATGTGTGATTGTACCTACTTCTAAACTTGCTACACCATCTTCGTTACCTACACTTAATCTACCTGTAGGTGCACTATCGATACCTGGAAGTACGTTCATATGTAAAACAGCATGATCAATTGAATTTTCTAATCCGAATATTTTTACACCTTCATAATTAGGAGATATGTCGAAATTCCAAATTTTATTAATAGCATTCTGATGTCTACCTAAAGATAGTGATAGTCTAGCAGCTGAACCAGCTGTTTTTCCATCAATGTTTAAAATTGTAGTAGCATCATAAGGGTTAAATACAGACTGATTACCGAATACGTTCAATCTATCTAATAGAGTTTCACCTAAAACTGCTCCTATACCTGTATTGTTATGAGTATCAGAATATAAAGATGTAGTATCATGAGCATCTGTGTTCAACTTTACTGCAAAATACTTATTTGGGGTATATCCAAGAGGAAGACCCGCATCTTTAATATTGAATAATAAGCTTGATGCATCAAATACTGATTCTAGAGAAATATATGCTCCAGCATATTTACCTTGTTTTTCTAC